TGCTTGTCATTGCAGAGGACGGTCGCAAGGCATGGGGAACAATGCCTATCAGCTTAATGGATTCATTCATAGCTAAAGGGGATTTATTTGAGATGTCGGCTACCTTTAGCGTCTCCAAAAAAGATTCTAAGTTTGCGTTTTTTAAACGCCCTCACATCAAGATTCCAGAAGATAAAAAAATGTATGACTCTGATGGAAGACTAAAATTAAAAACTGCTTAAATATTATGATAAATCCAATAAAAACAAATAAACTCAAGGTTGGAGATTTTGCCTCATTTAATCGCCATACTTATGAAAAAATAATCAAAATAACACCTTATGGAAGTGGTGAGTCACATTTACTTTTCCATACAGACTGTAACAGTTACAAGATTCATAAAAATACCGAACTAGATCATCGCCCAGCTGGGGTATTGAATTAAATTTCTTGATATCTCTGTGAGTGTGTTAATATATCACCCAGAGGTCGTCATAAGCCTCTTTACAACAAAGGCATAATAAATAGTTGTATTAGTGAACAAAGTAGTAGTATCCCCCTAGTCTTAACTGGCTAGGGGGTTTTCTATTTAGCTCTTTCAGTGTCTATATAGATCTGTTTATCGTTGCTCAATAAACCAGTTTTTACACTATGAGCCAATGCCTTGAAGACTATCCAAGTGGCTCCAGTAGGTTTAGGAGGCGCACCCCTCTCTACGTGCCATCCCTTTATTCCTTTTCCATATTCTTCTTTATATGTTGGAACTTTTACATGTAGCTGCTCATCAAGGTAGGGCGTTCCTCCTTTTGTTAATCTTGCTCTCGTAAGCGGAACAACAAATTCATTGTGACTGTGACCAGTGGCAACAAGATCTGCATCAGGTATTATAGATCCTTGCCTTTTAACATTAAGAGTTCCAAAAGACATTGGAGCATCACCTCCAGACCCATGAAACATCCATAAAACTTTAGAAGCCCTAATTCTTTTATCCTTACCAAATCGAAGTCTAAATCTAACCCAAGTGCTGTACCCTCCCATATATACCTTTTGCCCAGTTCTTTCTTTCAAAGAATGAACCAGTCGGTCCGTAAGATTTGTTTCATGAGCTTTCAATATGGCAGTCTCATGATTGCCTAATCCTAAAATTGGCATGCAGTGAGCGTAAGGTTCAAAAAACTCTGACGCTGTATTTACCAATGAATCTAAATACTCTCCGTTTTGATGTTCTGGCCTAACATCTGATTTACTTGCTCTCCTATCATACTTTCCTTGCATTGCACAAAACAGGTCACCACCATCAAGGCAAAATGTTTTAAGCTTTTTTACTTCTTCTAGATGTTCAATCTGTAAATCGTGACTGCTTTTAGGATTATCCCAATGCCGATCAAAGCTTAACAGAAATTTAAAACTAAAGTCTTTTGGTATAGAGGACTCGGCAAAATTTATATTTATAACAAAAGCATTTTTTGCAGTCTTATCGATATCCCAAGTTGGAGTGTGCATAAGTTGTTTCTTCAAATATCCTATAATTATCACAAAAAACAACAGTTACATTTTTATGCGTAATTTAGTAAAGACGGTTATTGTGCAAAATGAATTATGAAAAATCCTTAATTTAAACCCGAATTAAATTTCTTATAAAAAAAGTATTGACGAAATTTACCACATAATATTGATTGAAGTTCAACTACAATACGAATAAACACATTTATGCAAAAAGGAATACCACTTAGTAAACTAGTAAACAAAGTAGACGAACAATCTTTAGCCAAAAGAGACTTTATGGTTAACACAGAAGCAATAAGGATGTTAGCGAATGGTAAAGAACTACAAATTGATGGGGGGCAAATAGAAAATTTAAGATACAAAATTAGCAAAACTACACATAGGCAACTAGGAAATCATTTGGATATACCAGCTAAGTATTATGATAAACTTCTAAATCAATTCCCTTCATTATTAGCGCAGAACGTCAACACTTGGCTACATTCAGAAAGAACAAGTCAGGTTGTCAGGACTTTAGATTATGCAAAAATAGATATCGATGGGGAAAATTTAGTTAGAGCGTTTCTAAGCTCTCAATATAGACCAATAGATAATTCGTGCATCAAAAGCGAATTGCTTCCTTTGATAAAAAAAATGGGGGGCAAAATTAAATCATGTAATATTACAGAGACGCATTTATACATTCATGCAGCTTTTCCTGATGTGAAATCAAGCATAACCAAAAATGAAGATATCACTAATGGCATAATAATAAGGAATTCAGAAGTAGGTTTGTCTGCCTTAAAAATTCAACCTTGGCTGCAAACAAGTCTGAAAGGTAATGGTATAATTATCCCAGACACTAGCATCAAAAAGTACCATGTCGGTAAATCAAGAATATCTAGTGATCTTGCATACGAAATCAATGAGGAAAAGAGCGGTAAAAACAATAATCCTGATTTGTGGTCACAAATTAAACAGATAGTTTTAGAAACTCTTGATGAATCTGTTTTTGAAAAAACCATCAATTCATTTAGCAAAAAAACACGCAGAAAAATTGCAGAGCCAGAAAAATCAGTCAAACTTATAACTAATCTATTTACGCTTACATCTGATGAGTCGAATCAAATGTTGAAAGCAATGTTTGCTTCTGATGATTTCAGCAAGTGGGGAGTTGCTAACGCAATAGCTAGTTTAGCCCATAATGTAAACAGTTATGATAGGGCTGTTGAATATCAAGAAATCGCAGGTCGAGTAATGGAATTGCCTAATAAAAACTGGAGTTAAGATATGTTTACAGACGTAGTAATAAAAAAAAGACACAATGGTTATGCTGAGATAAGAAGCTATATGTTTGATGCTATCAAGGCAAAAGGGCATGGAATACGATTTACATTCATTGACCCAACAACAGAGGAAATGGAAATCATGAGCATCCCACATAACCAGTTAAATAAGGGTTTTGTGACAGCGAAAGGGATAAAGTCTAAAATAATTAAAGGACAAGTTTTTGATTTAATATCATTTATTTGGGAGACTGATGGACATGAAGA